ATGGACATCTCCCGAACTGGTTCAATACGAGCAAACTTCCGACGTCGAGGTGAAGTCAGATCGTTGAGCATCTGCGTATACTGGTTCCAGTAACGCGTAGATAACTCGAGGAACTCACTTACCTTTTCATCGCCCTTTAGTGCCAGGTCATAATAGACCCAGAACGCAGGAGAACAAAGAACAAGGGGTGCAGAGATCCACCCCCAGAAGGAAGGTCCCAGGAGTCGAGCCCGGTCCCAGAAATGGGTTACCAGGTCAGACACCTGTTCATCCCCCGAAAGGGGAGGTGATTGCGCAAGAGCCATATCACGGAATAGAAGTTCCGTAAGATGGTTAATCTTGTCCTTCATCTGGTGTGGGAATAATCCGATCCAGACAGCCTTAAAATAAGGCCCACTGGCAGAGACCCATAAACCACCGGTAGGACCAAATACTGAAGAAAGGATCGGCAAGCGCATCCGACGTACCCACGAAGTGGGACGTAGGAAACGCAAAATCCGATCCAGATCTCGAACAACGTGCGAGGAAAAGATGAAATCGCGATTCACTGAATCTCGAATAAGCATGGAAAGCATCCGTGGGTTCCGTACTGCTGCAAGGATTAAACCAGGACCCATGGGGGAAAGATCCCCCAGGTTCGGGTGAAACCAACGCTTAGCGAACTCGAGTGTACCACTATCCATCTCAAAAGATTTGGACAGATTAATGGTAACACCGAGATAGCGCATAAGCTCTAAGTAGTTAGCTGCAACCACACGATCTGCGATGATGATATCATCACCGAGAAGGGCGTAGTGAGTAAACCACTCAGTACAACCAGCACGACCAGCGGCGATCTGCACCAACAAGTGGTGGGAGATAGCCAACATGGCCCAAGAGGACAATGCCCCTATGGGTTGGCCAACGGAATAACGAACCGGCTTAGACTTGAGATACCAAGGGCGTACTACTAAAAGTAGGGCCCAGGAACGAGCCCAAGAGAGCCCAAGGGCCTCTAGGACTTGAACCTGAAACGCAATAGGTAATCTATCCGTCGCAGCTGAAAGGTCATAAGAGAAGACCGGAGACCCGGAAGCCCGAACATATGCTATAAGGCGGTGGACTGGAGCCAACTGATCGAAGGTTCCGTCCTGAGGGATAGTCTTAAGGACGTCAAAGATAGCCGAATGGAGGGGGCCCAGTAAACACTGGGTCCACCAATCGGTAATCGCGACAATCCGGACTTTCCCCCGCGCCTCAAACAATGTAACGAGCTTACCGAGTCTTCCAGGGAACTTCCCACAGAGGACTAGTAATGGTATTACTGGCAGCGACACCATAATGGTGAACAAGTTCCACACAACCAGGATCCATGCACGCTGGCTGATTGCAATAACCATCCAATGAAACCACACAATGGGGTTCCGGAGGAAAGCTAGAGCATCCAGACCAGCAGACCATGTAGCCTTGTTAAAGTTGGGACCCGCTGACTCAGAAAGGTGAGTCCAAAGGACTTGACCGAGTACGATCGTCTTGGGAATCAGGCCAACAGCACGACTCACTTCATATAATGAAAGTGTAGCGGACACACCCGTAAAGGCGTCCTCAATAGTGGACAACTTAAGGGTAGGAGCGCAGCCGATGACCCGATAGACCGAAAGCATGGACAGAGTAACCCGAATGACCCGAAGCGCAAAAGCGGCATCTTCACCTCGAATGAGGAGGAAGACACGACGCAGTGGCGCTGGAAGGATCAACGGAAGACCTGCCCGGCTTAGACCAACCCGCACAGAGGCTGTTGTCTCTTTGTAGCTCTCCCCTCCAACCCACAACACAATAATCCGGGAAACAAGGGCCAGGTACTGAGTAAGCCAAAGGCTACCGTTCGTGGACCATAATTCGAGGATACGTGTGTGGATAGGAAGGAAGCAAGTATTCCACATCTTACGAAGACCCATCAACCACACAGGAACCATCATAAAGTACAAAAGCTCACGCTTAAGTACCCAACGAGAGTTCGCTGTGGCTTTACCTTGAGTCGATTTGTTAGACATGAAAATGTTTATAAATTTGACGTAGAGGTCCGGCACGGAGGAAGGGTCCATAGATGTATCTTGCTAAAGGAGACACCCATGGATGGCCCTACCACCCCTTACGGAAGCGGTTAACCAAAAGGTCACCGCCGTGACGTGGAGCTCTTAGCTCCATAGCTCGGCCGCGTACATCCAGGGATAAACCCTGGGGGGGCACTAAGAAAGCCTTCCGCACTATGACTATCGAATAAACATTATGTCATAGACTGTACGTACGCTGACCCGAATCGCGATGCTAATATCACCGCAGAATCAGGTATGGTTGGGGCTGCCGAGCGCAGAACCGGAAACCACAAATGACCATGTGCTGATCATCTGGGGCCTCGCATGAACGGATCCACC